TAATTAGTTGATTATCCAACTAATTACGCCTATTTTGTAGCGGGAACTGGACTCGAACCAGTGACCTTCGGGTTATGAGTTTAAAACTATGTAGTTTGAAAATTCATAACTTTTTGTTTTACAACACTATAAAAACTGATAAACTTACTAAAAATATAGCGGTTTGTATGCGTTATTAGTATTCGTTTTCTCTACCTTTTAGGGTAAAAATCAATGACTTTAGGTTTGTTTTTATGCGGTTTTTCTATCCACATTTTCGGTTGAATAAGTGCGTTTTTTTAATTCTTCAACCTCCTGCTTCAATCGTTTTATTTCTTCATCTTTATTTTCAGCTACTTCTTTAAAAATAGCACCATACCCTAATATCAGCCAAAGAGGTCTAATTTCAGGAATATTGTCCATTATTTTTTCTAAAAGACTTGCAGGAGTAGGTTTATTGCCTGAAATAATCGAAGCTAACTCAACATAATCAACATTTATCAACTCTGATAAATCTTGATAATTCATATTTTTTATTCTACAAAGTTCATCCAAACGCAATCCTAATCTTTCTAAGGATGTTTTATCGTGATTTGGACTATTATACCTGCTTAAATCATCTACTATCCAATTTTCAGCTTCTAAAACAGGTTCTTCAAACATATTTCCTTCTCCTGTTTCTAACCATTTAATGTTAATAGAAAATTCTTTTTTTAGAGTTTTTTTTATAGATAAGGAAACTTTTATTCCTTTTTTTTCCCTATAAATATCACTTAAACTACCTTGTTTTATTCCTAAAGCTTCGGCAAAATCCTTTTGAGAACTAAAACCTAATTTTTTTTGAACTTCAATTAACCTTTGATTTTCAGATGTTTCCATATAAATATGATTTTTATTTTAAAAATAATTCTATAAAAATTTTGTAGTATATAGAATGTTCTTTATTTTTGCCCCTGTAAAACTGCCTATGCAACTTTGCAGGGGTAAAATTATAGAATAAAATGAATTTGACCAAAGAAATTATTAATTTTTTCTCTGAGAAAGGAGAAAAGCAAACAAGAAGAATGCAACTTGCATTAGCTATTGGTGTTAGTTATGATACTGTAAATAGGTACATAGATAACAATAATAAGAAACTTGATACTACAAAATGTAGAAGTGCACTTATTGAAATTACAGGAGTACCAAATGAGAAACTGTTTGAAATGTCTAACCTTTAAATCCTCCACATTATGTTTAAACAAATCACTTATTATCATCTCGACAATTATTGTCGTTTGTGCCGTGTAGAGTTGCGTACCATTCTATTTGGTTTTGTTATCAGTCGCCAGTTTTGCGATGTGATATAACTATTAAATATTTTCAATGGATGCTGAAACAGTATACAAAGTTGCTCAAGCGTTGGATAATACCCAGCGTGAACGCTTGCGCCAACTATTGAATACCAATGTAGAAAGCATTCCAACAACTAAAAAGAAAAAGAAAAAACAACTATGGGACGAAAACGAATTAAGAGAGCGAATCATCGCCGATTTCCAAAGAAGAGCAAGAGAGTTCAAAAACAAAAACACCCTCCTTACCTCCTCTTCGAGGTAGCTCCGATAAGTGCTACTGCTAAAGTAAAGACTACCTATAAGGTGTCATCTGAAAAGCGGAAGATATACAATAACACTTACCGACTAAAATGCAAAGGGTATAGAGTAGAACCGCACAAGCACACTATCTATGCCTATAATGAAGAAGTAATGAACACTACACAAGCCAAGAACTTAATGAAACTCGGCTTTGTAGTACAATTAGAAATTAAGTAAACACTATGAAAGAAAAAAATATCGACAGATTTGATATAGAAACTTTGGCTTGTACCATTATGGGATTTGATATTGATGAAATGGAATATGAAGAAGGTAAAGTAGAAGAATTATTTTATGAACACTTTGGTTTTGACTTGGACATTTTTGAAACAATTATTAGTAAACTTATTCCTTTAATTGATTTTGGAAAATCTCCTCTAACAGGCAAAAAATATAAAGGATTTGCAAATATAAAAGAAAAATTTTGGATTCTAAAAACAGAGTGTTAGTCCAAAAACAAGTATTAATAAGGTAATATCTTACCTTTTATCTCTTACCTTATGATTAAATCATCAGTCATAGATAAATTATACGAAGCCGACCTTTGTCAAGCCATTGGCAGGGTGTATACCGATGCTTCGTATAAGATACGTAACAACGGAACGGCGGAGGGGTGCTCGCCTTTCAAAAACGAACGCACCCCCAGCTTCAAGGTTTCCAACGTAAAGAATATATGGAAAGACTTCGGCTCTGGCAAAGGAGGTACGAGCATTATCGACTTTATTCAAGCCTATAAGGGAGTTGATTTCCTCGAGGCTGTAAAAATTGCCTGCGAAGCCCTCAACATTCCTATAGAATACGAAAAGGAAACCGACGAGCAGAAAGAAAAGCGCACCCAAAAGCAGAGCCTTACACAAATACTCAAGAAAACTGCTGAAATATACCGTCAGAATTTCGTGAGTTTGCCCCCCGAGAGCGAAGCCAAGAAATATATGCTTAGCCGTAATTTCACCGATGAGATTGTGGATAATTTCGGTATTGGTTATGCCCTGGCAGGCTTGTACGAGGCTTTCAAAGAGCAGGCTATCGTAAGCGATGGCGAAGCATTAGGTCTGTTGCGCAAAAATGCCCAAGGTAATTATTACGACTTCTTCAAGGGGCGTATTATCTTCCCTATAGCCGACAAGTATGGGCATTGTGTAGGCTTTGGGGGCAGAATACTTACTAACGATAAGAAGCAACCTAAGTATATCAATAGTGCTGAGTCTGATTTATTCGATAAATCCAACTTGCTGTACGGCTTCCATTTGGCGCGTAATACCATTGCCAATACAGGAGAGGTGTATTTAGTAGAAGGCTATACCGATGTAATGCGTATGCATCAGATAGGGTTTGCCAATACTGTTGCTACCTTGGGCACGGCTCTCACGCCACAACACTTGGCACAGCTGAAGAAACTTTGCCGCAAGGTGATTATCTTCCGCGATAGTGATAGCGCAGGGCAAACGGCTGCTGAGCGTGATTTACAGCTGATACTGCAAGCGGGTTTGTTTGCCGAATTAGTGGTATTCCCGTCGGAAGACAAAGAAGACCCTGACAGTATAGGGCAACGCCCCAATGCGGTAGAACTTATCAAATACTCGCGCAACGATGCTATATTGCACCTTATTGGCGAAGCCTACCGCACTGCACTCGACCGCTATACTGAGAAGCACGGCGAAAGTAAAAAGCCATTAATATTGCCCGAAGATAAAAAGAACCTCACCGAATTGGCTGGCAAACTCGTAGGCTGTATTCCTGATGACACTACCCGCGAGGCGTATGCTGAGCAGCTCAAAGAGATGTTTAAAATTAAGGTAGCTTCAAAATCTGAGAAGGTTGAAAAGCAATATCTCAAGACACCAGAGATAATTATTGATATGGGAGAAAAGAACTCTAACCTTAGTAAACCAGTAGGCGACGGCGACGGTTCTCTCGACTTCTATCTCTTTCCTGATGAAGTAGAAAACCCTTACCTATATAAGAATGAAATTATAGAATACGGACTATTTCAGCACCAAAACCGCATCTATACATCAGCGGGCAAAGAGGGTAAAGAATACTTTATGTCGATTTCCAATTTCTCTATTGAAATAGTACAGCACATGCAAGATGAACAGTTCCCAATGAAACTTATACGTATATGTAATGTACATAACACTGAGAAGATTTTCGATGTAATTTCTGATAAAATAAACACCCTCCCTTCATTTAAGAATGTGGTTACTTCTTATGGTAATTTTTCATTCTCAGGTACAGCTGCACAACACGAACGTCTCTTGCGCTATTTGTTTGACCGTATGGGTAACGGAAGAAAAATTGATGTATTAGGATGGCAACCTGAAGGCTTTTGGGTATGGAATAATAAGATAGTGATACCAGGGGAACGTGAAGAACTTATCAATAAAGAAGGACTTTTTAAACTTAAAAACGAAAGCTATTACATTCCTTCTGCAAATAGAAGCTATGATAAGAATATCTATAAATATGGAGCACAAAAAAAATTCAAATCATTTGATACTCAAATGAGTATTCACAACTATTTTCGACAAGTATATAAAGTACATCGAGGATATGCTATTACGGGTATTCTTTTCGGTATAGGTTCGTTATTTCAAGACATAGTCGTGAGTTGTACAGGATTCTTTCCTATACTATTCTATTTTGGACCAGCTTCAACTGGTAAAGATAATATATGCGAAGCTATACAATCGTTTATGGGAGTTCCTCAAACCGCTATACAATTGGAGGGAGCAGCTTCTACTATCAAAGCACAGATACGAGAGTTTGCACAATTTAGCAATGGTATATCGCAACTATCGGAATACAAGAGAGGAAACCCACAAGTAGATGGTATCATCAAAGGTTTATGGGATAGACGTGGGTACAAACGTGGATCTATAGAAAGCAAGGTAGCCGTAGATGAAGTACCTATCATCAGTTCTACTATACTTACAGGTAATGATTACCCCAGTGCTGAAGCACTTATCTCTCGACTCATTTGGGAAGAAATGGAGAGCAGGGAATTTAGTGAAGAAGAGAAAAAAGAATATGATAAACTGAAAGATATTGTTCGCAAAGGTATTTCGGGCATATCTAATACTTTTATCAACCAGCGTACTCTTTTTGAAGAACGTTTTCTCGACACTTATCGCGTGAATAAAATTGCTTTAGGTAAGTTAGAAAAATTGCAGAATGTACCTACTCGTATTATTGACAATTTAGCCGTGTTGCACACTATATATAATATATTCGAGTCGCAACAGTTCTTTCCTTTTGGAAAAGCAGATATGATAGATCACTTTGAAAAGATAGTAGAAAATCAACGTCGCAAACTTGATACAGATTCGCCTATCAATAAGTTTTGGGATTGTTTTCTATCGTGTATGCGCTTAACTCAGGGAGAGACACTGAGGATAGATGTAAATATAAGAGAGGAAGGAGGATTACTAAAATTCAATTTCACTACTGTATTTAGTATCATTCAGAGGCAATGGTTTGTACAAAATCGTGAATCAGCACCCTCAAAAGCAGAAATGAGAAAACTTATAAAAGAATGTGAAGCCTATAAAGATGAGGTGAAGAGTATTCGTATCAATATGGAAATTAATTGTAATACCAGTGCCTTTCTTATCGACTTAAATAAGGTAAATATAAAAGAAGAACTAATGGCAGAAATAGAATTACAACGTATACGAAAACCTAAGACTACCTATAATAATAGTAACATTCCAGATGCAATAGTAGATGAAGATGATTTGCCATATTGATTTTATTTTTTTACAAAGCGCAATTTTTTACTAAAAACCTCTGTTTTTTTTTCCGACATTTCCGACAAAGACTTATTTATTTAAAAATCAGATTATTAAGTAGTAAAATTATGTAGGAAAGCGTGTCGGAAATGTCGGAAAGTGTCGGAAAGTTTTATTGTTTTCCTACAAAATCCTACAAGATTTCTCAAAAGGGATGATTATTACAAGGTACAATAAGCTGAAAAATAGTGTTTTATACTCTTTGTAGGATTTGTCGGAAATGTAGGAAAAAAAAATGCCCTTTTTTGAAAAAAAGTAACTTTTTTCCAAAAAAATGGAGAAAATCCCCTTTTTTAGTTATAGATAAAATCTATACTACACCTAATACATAACCCTTAAACCATAAACAAATGGAATACTTCTTTAAAATGCTGACGAATATAAAGGTAGATTCTGCCTATCTGCACAAGACTAATTGTGTGGTGAGTGGGCTCTATCGCAGAGGCTCATTAGTTGGCGGACTATTGCCTGCTGGCTCTCAACTCGACTTGTTGGAATATCTTAAATTTTTATACGATATATTCCCTGAGCAGAAAAGCGACTTTCCGTTATATCACTGTATCAACCCTACTATTACTTATGCCAATGATGGTTGGGGAAAATTCTTAATAAATGAAGAATTACGAGTAACTAATAGCGAGGGTACAAAAAAGAAAAAAGAGTACTTTATCAGCAAGCCATTGCTATGTATTGAGCCTATCATTACGCATTTTAAGAAGAGTAACGCCTATGTCGCTGCCCTCTACTGGCATCAGCATTTAGTAGGATTATGTGCTATTAGTGGGGTTACAAAATTGAAAGACTTTGTCCCCTACCTATATACGGTATATCCTAAATACATCAATGAGTTGGACGCTTTTGTAGAGAAGAACACCGCTATTGAGTACTATTATAACGACGAAATGATAACCATTAACAATGAAAGAAATGCTTAACATCACTTTAAACCTACCCAATTACCTTATTAAGTATATGCGTACGCTCTATGGTGAGCCGTATGCCCCAAAAGCAAGCGACGAAATAGGTATCTATATCCTCAACGTGTTGCAGCGCAAAAGCAACCTATCGGAGTACCAGTACCGCGTTAAAAAAGAATTGTCGCAAACCTATCAACTTACTATTAATACAAGTAATTACGAGAAGCGTGGTGCGATAATCTTGCCACAACAGAACGCACTAATAGTGAAGTTTGTGGACAGTCATTTTCGCAGAGAGCTCTTTCGCACGGCAGTAATGAACCACTATTATTATAGTATACCTTATAAGTTTACTATCATCAACATATTAAGGTCCTACAACATCGAAGAAAACGATTTGCCTTACGATACCATTCGCAAGGATTTTAATCGCAAAAAAGAAGAAATTGAAAAACGATTATTATTAAAATAATGAAAATCATAGACCTATTCAGCGGAATTGGGGGCTTTTCACTCGGCTTTCAGCGAGCTGGCTACCAATTTACCGAACACTATTTTTCAGAGATAGACAAAAGTGCAATCGCAAACTATAAAAAAAACTTTCCAAATGCAAAATACATCGGAGATATTACCACTCTTCACGGAGGAGACTTTACAGGAATTGACATTATCACTTTCGGATCGCCTTGTCAAGATTTCAGCCTTGCTGGAAGAAGAGAGGGGCTTAAAGGAAACAAAAGTAGCCTTATCAAAAAAGCAATTGCCCTCATTGCTGACATCAGACCAAGTGTATTTATCTGGGAGAACGTTAAAGGCGCTTTCAGCTCAAACGCTGGCGCAGATTTTTGGGCAATTCTCCAAGCCTTTGCCAACATTGGGGGTTATAGAATTGAATGGCAATTGCTTAATACAAGCTGGCTACTACCCCAAAATAGAGAGCGGATTTACCTTATTGGACATCTTGCAGGACGAAGTGTCCCAAGAGTATTTCCTATCGGAGAAAATGATTTTGTGCCTACAACAAAATCGAAAAGTCAATCACAAACCCAAATTAGTGGAACAATTAAAGCCAATGGCAATATGAACCAAGATGATACTTACATTATTCCAAAAAAAGCGGGGACACTAACAGGTGGCGGAAAGTCAGGAGGCTTGCACTCTGATATGACCGTTATACAAATAAATCCATCTACTGAATCAAATGGGAGACAACCTTACCAACAAAATAGAGTATATGATGAAAGAGGAGTATCACCTGCCCTAACAAGAAATAATTCTGATTTTATTATTAAACAACGTCCGCGAGGTAAAAATAAAGGTGCAGACCTCACTATTTGCCCAACCATATCGAGCAATGCCTTTCAAGAGAATAACTTATTGGGTGGCATACGTAGATTAACCGAAATAGAATGCGAACGCCTGCAAGGGTTTCCCGATAATTGGACACAATACGGCAACTACGATGGCACGATAAAGCCCATTGCTAAAACACAACGTTACAAACTCATCGGCAATGCCGTAACCGTAGATATTGTAGAACTTATAGCAAAACGATTAAATTTTATAGAACAATGAATAACACCCTACACCTCACGATTAAAAAGAAATGGTTTGATATGATACTATCGGGCGAAAAAACCGAAGAATATCGCGATATCAAACCGTATTACAACCTTCGCCTTATTGGACGAGAGTACGACACTGCCGTCTTTCGCAATGGTTATGCACGTGATGCTCCAAGCCTCACCATAGAATTAAAAACCATACGCTTTGGCATTGGTAAACCCGAATGGGGCGCAGAACCCAATAAGAAGTACTTCGTACTATACTTAGGAAAAATTATTAACACTAAAAATATAGACAAATGAGAACAATCAAATTTAGAGCATTATCCATCTTTAAAGGTAAAGGATGGCTATATGGAATACCTTCTTGGGATTTCACTCACTTATTTCCTACTGATGAGGATAATTTAGACGGCTTTAGCTGTTTTGAATGTCGCCCCGAAACAATAAGTCAATTTACTGGGCAGCACGACAAAAATGGCACTGAAATCTATGAGGGCGACATTCTTGCCCACTATTATGGAGGTTACAGCCTTATTGTGTACCGAGAGGAATGTATGGCATTCTGCCGTATAGATGCCAAAGATGTAGGCAACATCAATGGGTATTACAATCTTCACGAAGAGGCTTGGCGTTCGTGTTTGCAACGTGCCAAAGTTATTGGAAACCAATATGAAAACCCCGAATTGTTAAACTATAAAGAAGAAGATTAGACAATGGAAAATACTTTAATGGTAGAAAAAATCAAAGAATCTGTATTAAAAGATATAACAGAGAAACAGAAAGCAGGAAAGTCTATCTCAGAAATATTAGAAGAAAGTAGAGGTTTTACAATAACAAATACCTACTACAATAACAATTTTGTAAATTTAAATAGAAACAATGAAAACAATCCAAGAACTCGTACCACTCATTCATCAGTGGGCAAAAGAAAGAGAAATCTATGAGCAACTAACCCCACTTGATGAGCTCCTCAAAACCAACGAGGAGGTAGGCGAACTCATCAAGGCGTGTTATGACAACGACAAAACCGCTATTCAGGACGCTATTGGCGATGTAATGGTAACACTGATTAACTATTGTTACTTTATAGAATTGGATGTTATAAAGCATATTAAGCAAGCGGTTGAACTATCCGTAACAGGTTATTATACCATCTCATACGCAATGCATGCTCATAACGCTTTAGGTAGATTGATAAGCCTTTATGTATGGAATGAAGGCAAAAAAATATCTGAACCAAGCGGACTTAGAATATTTAGTATTCTACACTATCTCAATGGTATTGCTCATTTGGAAGGCACTACCCTTGAGGAATGCCTAAACATTGCCTACAACGAAATCAAAAACAGAAAAGGAATAATCATTAACGGAAAATTTATCAAAGATGAAAAATAAAAAAATAACAATTGACGAATTAGGTATAACAGTAACATACCAAGTTAATTTTAGCGGTGAAGTTACTGAAAAAGTAGCGAAACAATTACGAGCTATGCACAAAGAAGGAATGGTATATAGTGAAGACGACGACCCTATCACCAATCACCCCTATAAACAAGCAATAGAACTCATTGCTGACGAGGGGTATAACGGAGTACCGTCTCATTACACCTACGAAATCGACAGCTTAGAATTTTCAGAAGAAAAAGCTGATGAAGAAGAAGCTGATGAAGAAGAATAACCCTAAAAACAACAAGAAAATGAATACACAAAATTACCCCAATTGGCTTGTACCTTTGGATATAGCCCAAGAACTTAAAGAAATAGGTTTTGATGAGCCTTGTACATTTGCTATTGATTACACACAATTAATTGAGCCCTTCCTTGTTCAGTACTGCAATAAAGGTTATAACGTAGTGTTTTGTGGTGAAATTAAAAATTTAACATACAAAACACTTGACAAGAATTTACTTGACAAGATTGCAATTATCCCCACTTGGACAGATGTCTTAGCGTGGTTTAGAAAAAAGAATCTTGTAGGGCTTGTATCCTATCGTTATAGAGATAAGAACAATAAAGGTTTTTCATTCGAAATATTAGACGAGGATACGGATGTTTTTCTCTATAATACTTACGAACAAGCCCAAGAAGCACTTGTGTACAAACTAATTGAAATCTATAAAAGTGAACAAAATGAAAATCTACATCTCAGGTAAAATCAGCGGCACAGACCTCACCGAAACCCGCAAACGCTTTGCTGCAGCAGCCAAAGTAACAAAAAAATTAGGTTATGAACCAGTGAACCCTTTTGAAAATGGACTTACCGAGCACGACACTTGGGATGCGCATATCACTAAAGATATTGCCGACCTGCTACAATGCAAGGCTATCTATATGCTACAAGGCTGGCAAGAAAGCAAAGGCGCACGTATTGAGCACTATATTGCCACCGAAATAGGAATGCCTATAATGTACGAGATAGAGCAGCCTATAAACGAAAACGAGTAACTCACCAAGGCAAAGGGTATAACACTACCTTTTGCCTTTTTTTCTTTAAAAATAACAATCTTGTAACTAACTAATAAATACACACTTACAAACTTTTGTTATATTTTAAACAAAATAAAATGAAAAAAAACAAGCAAAATACTTGCGTAATTAAAAATCTTGCCGTATCTTTGCAGTGTAAAATTAAAACAAGAACAATTATTAACAATTTAAACACTCAAAGAAAATGACAACAACAGACAAAACATTAAGCTTACAAGAATGGGTGAATGACAACAACTTCATCACTGAAACAATTAGCGATGAGGCGATAATCGAGTTCATCAAAAACAAATACAGATACTACAATTATGTAGATAGTATTGAAGAAGCAGAACAGTTGTACAATGAATCAATAGAAGACCGTGATGAGTGGTTAGGGTTAAGAGCATTAGATATACCCGAACGAATTGAAACGTTCATCGTTAAAGGTGAAGAAATTGAAGGGTATGCTCGATATGATGAAACCTATACAGTAGAGATTGTAGGTATAGCAGACCGTCAAGGCGGTGAAGAGCAGTTTTATATGATTGAAATTTCTCATCGCTAATAAACAATATTAACACTTAAAACACTTATAAAGATGAAATTAGAATTTTACACAACAAATAGCTACACCTACATTGTAGCAGGTAATGTTACTTTCAAAAAGAAAGAGCAAGGTTACCCACAAGTTAATGAAGTGCCTTATGAAAAGGTAGAGGCACAAAAATTCACAGAAAGACCATACTTTGTAACATTCATTGATGTAGATGGTGAAATTACCAACGAAAATCTGGATGAAGCGTACACTAAATTCTGCAATTTCTGCAAGAGAAAACACGAAGCAAAGAAAATTCAGAATGAGAAAGAAATGCAAGATTTAGAAGCTGACTTTCGTGCCCTTGAAAATGAAATTAAAGAAGGTAAAGTATTCGAGGCTAATGTAGATAACCTCAGTAGAATATTGTATTATCTTAATTCTATGAATTGGGGGGTATGGCGATTACCCAATATGTCAGTAGGTTACAGTGCGCACCAATATGATTACAATGGGCGCAATGTTACCACAATTAGCCTTGATGAACCTATTAACTATTATGGCGAAATGGTTAGTAAATTCAAAATAGGGGGTAGTCGCAATTTCTTGCCTAAGTATCGCTTTATTAGATAAATTAAAAGCCCCTAACACTACATTAGGGGCTTTACTTTGTAAAATTAAAACAAGTCTAACGATTTAAAACCCTTAGAAATGAGGGACAAAAATACAAAATATATGGATAATGACAAACTTTTTGAACTAAAAATGCCTAAATTCTTATTGGCATTACAGCCAGAGCCTGAGCATTTGCCTAATGGTTTTCACTTTATTTACTCTCCTCTCTACTTATCTCTGATATTGGTAATTAGAGAGCGCACACAGCAGATAGTTCTTAACAGAGAATTAAAGAGTAAGCCTCAGAAATTATACGTATTCAATGAATATGAGAAGTTCAACCTCATAATAATTCAGAATAACGTAAAATTAACTGGTGGAGAATTAGCCCCTGAAATATCCGAAACACAATTCTTAGATGATGCGTGGCAATGGTACAATACTAATATGATAACACAAGAATAATATTATGACACCACACGACAAAGTAATATACATCATTCAGCAATTAGAACTATCCGATAGCAAGGTAGCAAGAGCAATTCAAAAGAGTACATCAGCTGCAACTCACAAGCGAATGAGACTCAGAGACAACAAGTTCACCGATGAAGATTTTCAACGAATACGCGATTTCTACCTCGAAAAGCTGAGAAATATAGAAAATTTGGAATAAAAAAACTTCTAAACCTGTCCCTCGCTAAAAACAAAAGATAAAAGACTGTTTGTTAGTCTTTTATCTTTTTTTATACCCTTATTTCTTACCCCTTATCTCTCACTGCTTACCTACAGCACTATTCGAACCAACATCGAACGAACATCGAACCTACACCCCGTAAACCCCTACCACACAACGCCTCGCTCCCCCTCTTACTTCTTATCTCTTACCTCCCAACCGTCCTTTCACAACACACAAAAACCCCATACTTTTGCATCAAATTCAGGTTTTACCCCTATTCCCTAAAAACTAATGCTCAACCTCTGCAACCTAACCGAATCCTTTACGCGCGAAATATCTCACGTGCTCTTGTTTGAGGCTAATTCTTTCAGTTTCAATCAGAATATGCGCGCCCTTACCCCCAATGAAAATAGCTATCTGTTGCGTATTGACCTGCATAACCCTGCGCCTTATAACCGCAAGGTGAGTATCAAGCAGCAAAACCACAACGATTACTTCGATATACAAGTCTCCTTGCCTATCTACGATTTGTCTAAGGACACCCGCAAAAAGCTCATCGGCTTTCACAAGCAACGCCGTTATGTGGTCGCCCTGGTATCCGAGCAGGAAATGTTGGTAGTAGGCAACGCCCGCGAGCCTTTCAGCTTTAGTATCGACGATAACATAGCCGACAATGGCAAGGGCTCCGACACCTATATAGTAACCCTTACAGGGCAAACTATCATCTTCCCGAATATCAGCAAGATAACCGAAAAATTCCGTGTCCTTTTCTTTACCCCGCCTTTGCAATAATTTTGCATCGTCATCAGGGTTCAGACTCTAACCCCTAACACCTAAAATATGTTGTTTTCAATCAATTATAATTACCTCACTGGAATATTCCCCGAACTCCTCTTAGCCTATCGCAAGGGCAATGTAGGGTTAGAGAGTTCGCATTGGTATGAAGAGTATTATCGCTATGATTTTGAGCAGCGCAACGCCTCTTTGCAACAAGGGCGTGACAGCTTCCCCGTAGTGGTTGAACTCAAACAGCCCATCGTTAAATACACCTCTTACGGATATATAGGCACTCAATATATAATTTCGCTGTTAGAAGCTCTGGAATCGCACCAAGCCGTTACCGCTATCGTGCTGGACATCGATAGCGGGGGCGGAATGGTTTCAGGTACTGAGGAGCTTGCCAGCGTTATTCGCAGTTTGCAAAAACCTACCGTCGCCTATACCGGCGGTTATATGTGCAGTGCCGCCTATTGGATTGCCAGTGCTTGCGATAAGGTAGTCGCCGCCCCTTTTGCCGATGCGATTGGCAGTATAGGCACGATGTTGAGTTTCCAAGATTTTGCACCCCTTTTAGAAAAGTACGGCGTGAAAGTCCACGAACTCTACGCCCCCGAAAGCACCGAAAAAAACAAGGCTTGGCGCGACCTTAAAGAAGGTAACGAAAAGGCTATAATGCAGATGCTTTCAGAAGCCAACGCCCGCTTTATAGGTAGCGTAAAAGCCTACCGCCCCAATGCCAAAGAAGAAGTATTCAAAGGCAACACCTACAGTGCTAAAAAAGCCAAATCATTAGGACTTATCGACGAGGTAATGACTCTCAATGAGGTTATTAGCCAATTAGTCAATTAGAAAAAGTTTAATCTGTAAGTAGTAACAGGCTCTTACCTTTTACCTCTTACCTCTTACCTATAAAATAATGAAACACGCAAGAATCGCCGCCTTATTGGCACTCGCCAGTATCGACCTGAAAAGTCCCTTATTTGGGAATGAAAAGTTTGTCGAGCTCAAAGAATCGCAGATCGACAAGATAGAAGCCGCCTTAGCAGCTGCCGAAACCGCTGCCGACAACACCGCCCTCGAGCAGCTTATGGCAGAGCTGAAAGCCAACAATGAAAAGCTATTGGCTGAGAAAACAGCCCTTACCGCTGAAAAAGAAGCCCTCGCAACGCAAGTAACCGCTCTTACTGCCGAAACCGAGCGCCTCAAAACCGAACTTAACAATCGCCCTGCACACTCATTGCCTGCTAACGACGGCAAAGAGTCAGCCGATAACAACGGACTTATTGACGGGTATTTAGACCCTAACGATGCTCACAACAAATTCTTAAACGAAATTTAACACTATGCCACAAGAAAAAACAATGAACGTAGAACAGATTAAAAATGAACTACTTCGCTACATCAGCACCAAGCCTAAATTATTGCAAGCTGCAATATTGTCTAAAGAGATTTTACTCAATGCACACTCTCGTACCCTCACCAAGGTAAGAGGCGAATACGTATCGTTGCATTCGCTCATAGGGCACGTAGTACAAGGCTTCAACTCCAAAAAGTGGACGCCTTATGGCGAATTGCAATTCCGCAAAAAAATAATGAGAAACTTCCATCAGAAGGTGGATTTTGAACTTGATCCTGCCGAAATACTCAGTACAGTACTTGAGGAAATGTACGACGAAGGTAAGAATTTAAAAGATAAATCAATCTCTAAACACGCTATTGATTCGCTTTTGAAAAAAATCATCTCCGATGTAAACATTTTGTCAGTTACTGGTAAGTACGATGCTTCTAAGATAGGACTTGCTACCCCTGAATTTGGCACTTCTATGGATGGGCTTAACGAAATCATCGCCAAAGGATTGAAGAATACCGAAAACCCATACTTCCTCATTCCTGCCGATGCTATCACCAGCACTAACATCATCGATGTAGTAACCGCCTATGAGCGTGGTTTGCCTGCGGGAGCGAAAGACCAAGTAACAAAAATCTTTATGAGTGTGAATGATGCCGAGAACTACCAAATTGCCTACGAAGACAAGTTTGGGCAAAACAAGTTCCAAGACAACGCGCTCAAAACACGCTTGGGTAAACGCCAAATTGTGGCTATCCCTAACCTCAAAGACGGTACAATCGTATCAACCGTTGAAAATGGTTTTGTAAAGATGGTAGACATCATCGATAATCCTGCAACTATCACCGATGTACAAGTAGATAAACGTATCTTGAACATTATGGGTGAATTTACTTTAGGCTATGATTTTGCAATCAATGAGCTTACTTATGTGTACACTTCCGACGGTACTAAAAAACGCGGATTGAACAACAAAGACCTCAATGAACTCTACTACCCTGAAGAAAAAGGATTAGAAGCTTAATAAGGTTTCAGGGTCAGGTACTCAGCCCCTGACCCCTATCCTCTAACCCGTAACACCTAATTAAAATGGCAAA